CATAAGAAATTACGTCAAAAAGCATGCTGATGCTGATGTGCCTTTGCGTGATTGGTATAAAAAGACAGAAAAGGCAGATTGGTCGTGTTTGGCTGATATAAAGCAAACATTCAATAGTGTTGACTATGTAGGTAATGATAGATTTGTCTTTAACATCAAAGGCAATGATTATAGGCTGGTTGCTATGATTTTGTTTGCTGCTAAAAAAGTGTTTATTCGTTGGATAGGCACTCATAAAGAGTATGATAACAAAGATTGTTCAAATGCTTAAATTTGTTTGGTATGGCAAAGATAAAAACAGAAAAACAGTACAAGGCTGCTTGTTCAAGAATTGAAGAACTGCTTAAGGTGGTTAGTAATGATACTCCAACCGATGATAAAAATTTCCTCGAACTGGACTTGATTTCCGATTTGGTCGCAGACTATGAAGAGGAGCATTTCCCTATAGAAACTCCTTCTTTGGTGGATGTTATTAAGCTTCGTATGTATGAAATGGGGCTTACCCAAACAAAACTGTCAGAATTGTTGAATGTAAGTCCTTCCCGGATTAGCGAATACCTTTCAGGTAAATGTGAGCCAACCTTGAAAGTTGCTCGTGAGATAAGTCGGAAGCTGAATATTGATGCTAATATTGTGTTAGGAGTATAAATTCAAAGAATAAACTACTATGGAAAAGAAATATCAAGTGTTTGTTAGTTCAACTTATCAAGATTTGCAAAAAGAACGACAAGAGGTAATGCAGGCTCTTTTAGAACTTGATTGCATACCTGTTGGAATGGAATTGTTTCCAGCAGCTGATGACGACCAATGGACTCTAATAAAAGGGCTTATTAGTGATTGTGACTATTATGTTTTAATAGTGGCAGG